GTAGACGGACACCATTAGTCCGCCTAGCACGAACACTTGTTCGATGTGGATAACTCGTACACGAACAAAAGTTCTGGTTGACAATTTTATATAGTAGGTTTAAAATGGATTATAGATAGGAATAGACTATCAGAAAGAGAGGAAATAAGAATGGTAATTAACGTACACGCGGGTCACAATCCGCACGGAAAAGTAGCTTGCGGTGCAGTAGGCTTAATTTCTGAATCACTCGAAAACAGGCGTGTAAAAGACTTAGTAATTGATGAACTCCGGCGCATGGGTCACACCGTTTATGACTGTACAGTTGAAAACGGGCTTACACAGTCTGATGTGCTGACTAAGATTGTAAAGAAGTCAAATGCGCACACGGTTGATCTTGATTTGTCAATACACTTTAATGCATCAAGTTCTGCGACGGCTAATGGAGCGGAAGTATGGGTGTATAATGATAAATCAAAAGCCGTGGATAAAGCTAACGACATTTTAAATGCAATTTGTTCGCTTGGATTTAAGAATCGCGGAATTAAAAAGTCTGAAAAGTTGTACTTTTTGCGTAAGACGAAAGCTCCCGCCGCAATTATCGAATGTTGCTTTGTAGGCTCTGAAAAAGATGTATCATTATATAACGTTGAAGAAATGGCGGCGGCTATTGTTTACGGGATCACTGGTACAAGGTGTATAGCTACTGATGAATCGGAAAAAACATTGCAGAAAGATGAAGAGGACGTTTCAGAAGTTATAGGTGTCGGCAAGTTTTACCGTGTATGCGTATTAGATCAGAAAGGCGCTTTTCACAATGCGCAAAATGCCGCAAATTTGAAAGACGCACTTGAGAAAAGCGGTTACAATGTACTGATTACAGAATCATAAGGAGAAAAATGAACAAAAAGAAAATTATTGCAATAGCTAAAAAAGTATGTGAAAAATGGTATGGTGTCCTTGTGGACACCGTGGCAATGTATAGTGATGGCTCAAGCGCTATAGTATTTGCCGTCGACACAGAAGTTACAATACAATTTGTTACAGTAGAGGTAAACAAAAAAGAGAATGTAAACGACATTATAGAGAAAGCAAATACACGCATAGCATTTACTATATGCGCGGAAAGGATAAGGCATGTATAACAAAGATTATCTCTTATCTTTGCGCGGAAAACAGCGGCGCGAGATGTACAAGCAACTTGTGCCGCTTGCAAATAAGCAAAAAGAGCGAATTGAAAAGCAAGGCTTGGAGAAAGAAAGTGTGCTAAATGTACTACATAAGCGGACTAACTGGGATATAGATAAGTACAATTCACGCGCTTATCTTAAGTTGGTTCGATTTGTTACAGCGCGCTCTCATACTTTAACTGGGATAAAGGAAATAAGGCAGGAACGTACGCAAGCATTACGCGATATGGGAATATCTGAAAATCTGTTAAATGAAGCAGATTTTTATACCTTTTTGCATAGTCAAGAATACAAAAGTTTAAAAATGCGCAACCCATCGGAGGATATTATCGAAATTTATGATTTACTTTTTTCGCAGGGTAAGTCACATACAGAAATACAACAAGAATTGCAAGAATATTCTAGCGCTACACATGTTTATGTAAAGGGGAGGGCTTTATGGTAATATCTGTAGAGCAGACTAAAAATGGAAAAGAAAGGATTGAAACTAAAGAAACAGTGTATTCTGTAGCGTCATACCCATATGACGCTACAGCTTTAGATTGTACTACAGTACGGAAAAAAGGGCGAAACGGACTTACATATATAGCGCGTCCGGCAACGTTTGACATAGAAAGTACAACTATAGACGGCGAAAAACCAGAAGCATTTATGTATCATTGGCAGTTTTGCTTGAATGGTAAAGTCTGTTTTGGGCGAACTTGGGAAGAATGGATAAATTTTATGCATAAGCTAGGAATTACTTTGGAATTGGACGCTAAAAAAGTGTTAGTAATATATGTCCATAATTTAGCTTATGAATTTATGTTTATAAAGGATTTTTTGCATATAGAATCACTTTTTGCGAGAGAAGCGCACAAGGTTATTAAAGTTTTAGCTTGCTTGGGTAATGATTACGGGAAAAGTATAAATAAAGTTGGGAATGTTTCACGTGAAACATTTCTTCTTCCCTTTTTTGAATTTAGGTGCAGTTATTTTTTATCAAATATGTCTTTATCTAAATTTTGCGAAAATAGCAAATTTTGCACACACTATAAATTAGTAGACACTTATGATTATAGAAAAATACGGACACCGTCGACGCTGATGACGGAGGAAGAATTAGCGTATTGTTATAACGATGTAAAAGGTTTAGAAGAGTGCATTTTGTCAAAATTAGATGACGAGTGTGACACGTTAGCTACCATACCTTTAACATCGACAGGCTACGTGCGGCGAGAAATGCGTGCAGAGTGTCGAAAATATCCAGAATATCGCGAACTTTTTGAAACACTTATGCCTACTGCACAAATTTATACGTTATTGCGTCAAGCGTTTCGTGGAGGCAATACTCATGCGTCAAGGTACTATGCAGATGCTGTCATAGAGGGAGTTTACAGCAAAGATAGAGTGTCTAGTTATCCGGGATGTATTGTATCTGATTTATACCCAATGACACCATTTATAGTGTACGAACCTAAGTCTTACGCACAACTTATAGCGGATTGTGGAAAAAAGAAAAATGCTATAATAATGCGTATAACTTTATTTGATTTAGATGTGCACGATGATGTGACCGTGCCATATATTGATTTTGCGCACTGTATAGCCTACAGTAAAAATTATGTAAATGATAACGGACGAGTGTTATCAGCCGATTGGATAACATATGCTTGTACAGAGTTGGACTTTTTAATCATAAATAATCAATATAGCTACGATACTACGCGCCTAGAATGGCTAGAGGGCTACAAGGCAGAGAAAGACTACTTGCCTAAACCCATAGTTGACACAGCTCTTTCTTATTATGATAAGAAAACACAATTAAAAGATGTGAGCGGAAAAGAATATGAGTATGCAAAAAGCAAAAATAAGGCTAATTCCGTTTTTGGTGTTATGGTTACAGATATATGTCAAGGCGAAATAGAATATATAGATGGCGTGTGGTCTAAGATTATGCCGGATAAGGAAAGCGCTATAGCGTCTTATGCCGCAAGCAAAAACTCTTTTTTGCTATATCAATGGGGAGTTTATATTACAGCAAATGCACGCTATGAACTGCAATGTATGATTGATGCTTGCGGCTATGATTTTGTGTACGCAGACACGGACAGTGTAAAATTTATTGGTAAAAAACATTTAAAATCTTTTGACGACAGAAATAATTATTTATTATCCAAAAAACAAAAGTACAGAAATTATAGTGATCGTTTAAACGATGATGGCACAACAACGCGGTACACGCTCGGAGTATGGGATGATGACGGATTTTACAAAAAGTTTAAAACTTTAGGTGCTAAAAAATACGCGTATATATCTGATGACAAAAATAAAAAAACTGGGGAGATAAAAAAGGATGTTTTGCATGTTACAGTGTCCGGTCTATCCAAGGATAAAGGCGCGGCAGAACTTGCGCGTGGAAATGGCTTAGCTGATTTTAAAATTGGCAAAATATTTACGGATTCGGGGCGCACAGTGTCATACTTTAATGAGAGTAACGTGCATACTATAAAAGTGGTAGATTGCTATGGAAAAGAATGTGAGTTTACAACAGCGTCTAACATAGCCATCGTAGATACTACATATACATTAGGAATATCAGATGAATATGCGGCAGTTTTAGGATCGTGTATAAATTTTTCTGAATAATTTTAAAAATAATACTTGCAAAATAAAGAAGTAAGCGTATAATAAATAATGTAAAGAAGAAGTAACCAAACAGGAAGAGAGGACAACAGTATGAAAATAAGCAAGGATGAAGCAGTGTACGCAGTGCTAAAGATGGTACTAAATGAGGATATTACATTGGATATGCTTTATAATGAAATGTGGCTATACTGTTTATTAACAGGGCTTGGTCTATCGACCCAAGAAGCAATTAGCGCAAAACGCGAGTTAAAAGAAGCAATTCTAAATTGTTTAAAAGAAAATTTAAAAATTTAGAAAAAAACCTCTTGACATTTCTACTAATAAGCGTATAATAGATGATGTAAGGAACACACAAACAATAAAGCAACTAAACAAGAAATGAGGTATATTATGTCTATAACAAAGAAAACAGCGGAAAAATTAGTCAAATCTGCAATGAATAGAAATACTCATTTTATAAATTCTACACATCATTATACTATAGATGAGATAACTACTAAAGGAAATAGAACTTACTATAGAGTAGAACGATATTTAAGGAGAGCAGATTTTCCGGTGCACGAATTAGTAGCATATATAGTAGTAGACAGTCACGAGTGCTATAAATCGGCGAGATATATAAGAAAGTTATAAATTTTGCTTGACATTTCTACAAATAAGCGTATAATAGATAATGTAAGGAACATACAAAACAACCAAACAAGAAAGCGAAGAAACAACATGACATTATATGATTTATTTATAGCGAACGCAGAATGGGATACAGAAACAGAATTAACTATTAGCTATAATCATTTAGGCGATACTAAATGGGATTCTGGACAGGCGTTAGACATGATTTATAAATATAAAAATTTTGAAGTTTTAAGTTTTTATAAAGATTCATTATTTTTAAGAGAGCAAGAAACAACCGAAACGCTCTAACGGGCGTCACGTACAAGGTCTGCAAAACATAGGGAGAAAACAAAATGAATTTTTACAATTTATATATGTTAAATAGCGGTTGGACACCATATTCAAATATAGACATAGCACAAGAAAGTGAGGAAAACAGCAATGGTAAGAATATCAGAAGATACACAGCATAATTTAATAAGAGCGGTAGAGAGATATAGTAACTACTATAAAAACACAACTCACACTTATAACTTTAAAGAAATATACCGTGATACAGATAATACTTTTGTCTTTCACGTCACAAGAATTTCCAATAAAGATCTCGGGCGTTTGGTAGAACCGGAAACAGTTGGATACATTAAATTATATTTAGATAATAAAACAAAAAAGACTGAATTTTTCAGATAAAGCCGAAACGGGAGAAACATTCTCCCGTCACTGAAAAGATAGCTACTTACAGTCTGACGATGGCAAGCTAACAAGTCACGCAGTTTCGCTACATTATTTAAAGAAAGAGAGGAAACAAAAATGGAAAAGGTAATTTCCAGAACCATCCCAAAATCCGTAACATACCAGATTATGACGGTATCGCCAACAGACGGCATTAAAATGGGAGACCTTGTAGAATGGGATCATGAGATTACAACAGCGGCGGAGAGAGACGAGATTTTAGAGTCTTTCGGTATTGCAAAAGGTAATCTGATCGAAGTTGACCGGAAAGAGGAAACCCGCTTCATGCCGCTGTCTACGTTCATCGAGAACTCAATGACGGCAGAGGAATACGACGCTTACAAAGCGTCCAAGAAGTAAAGAATGTAAGCAAGCAACATTCTAAATGTTTCACGTGAAACATGCTTGCAACATTGCACACCAATAATTAAATTCAAATCAGAAAAGGAGAAAAAAAGTTATGTTATACGCAACAGGTAGAGTTTATTCCACATTTTCCAATGATGGCAAGTTTTCCATTATGGTAGAGATCACAGATGAAGCCGCGGCGGCGCTGATCGAAAAAGCTGGTCTTAACACAGAGATTGACTGTCCGGTAAAGATTTCCGATGACGGCACAAAGCTTGTAAAGGCGCACACGCAGTTCAGTTTTCCGGTCTATCTTGACGGTGTTGAACAGAACCCAGACGACGAGACAGCAATTAAGGCGGAAGAAATCGGCGCTGATTCCGAAGTAGAAATTGCGTTCAAGGTTGTTGAGGGCAAGTACAAGGGAAAGAAGTACCAGAGCGCTTACCTCAAGGGAATTGACATTTCCAAGCTTGTTCCTGCAGAACCATACAACCCGTTTAATCGGTAAGATCGGCGTGCAATGCCATTCACGGCATTGCACGGCGTAAGAATGGCATTTATGGCATGTACGGCAAAACCGGCATGGAGCGGCAAGGCTTGCCGTACATGGCATAAAACATAATTTTATATGGTACTATTGCACACACTTCAATTACTAAATTCCTCCTAAATTCCTTACGAAATGTCCTATGTCCGAGTAATTGGAGTGTGTGGAGTAGTACCGGATTGGTTTTTGTGGGCGTAAACCGACGGGAAAAACCGTGCCCCGCGCCGTGGTTGGTGCGAGCCGATACCGCGAAACTCTAAAAACTATCAACGCGGCGGTAATTCTGTTAATTGCTACCGCCGCAGAAAAGAGGAGAAAAATGAGTATTGTAATTGTAATGTTGTTTATTGCGCTTGATTTTATTACCGGAATTGTTATGGCAGTTAAAAACAGTAATTTTAACAGCTCAATCATGCGTGATGGTCTTTTTAACAAGTTTGGCGAGATCGTCATTGTGGCTGTTGGGTTTCTGATTGACTACGGGCAGACGTATCTTGATATGGGATTTAGTGTTCCGGTGCTCGAGAGTATTTGCGTTTATATTATTTTAATGGAAATCGGCAGTATTTTGGAAAATGTCAGCCGGATAAATAAAAGCTTAGTGCCGGAAAAGATTAGAGAAATCTTGGAGAAAGCACCGAAAAAATAAGAAGTGTTTCACGTGAAACATTTCTAGGGACTATCGTCTAACGGTAGGACAACGGATTTGATTCCGTCAATGCGGGTTCGATTCCTGCTAGTCCAGTTTGAGGAGGAAACGTAATGTCTTATTATAATCTTGATAGTATAAAAAATGTCAAAGACTTAGATGACGATGAACCGATTTTAAGAATGATTATCGGAAATCGTAGCGCCGGAAAGACTACAGCGCTTTTAATTGAATCTTTAAAAAATGTGAAGAATGATAAGCAAGTTGTTTTTTTATACAGAACACAGGATGAAATATCGAGCAGTGGAAAAATGTATGAAGATGTACTGGACATTTACCCCGAGTATGGAAAAGTTGTGACTAATAAAAGCATTGTAAAAGGATTAATCAGTGCAATGATGCTACATGATAAAGATGATAACGTTGTGTTACTTGGATATGCGGTATATTTTAACAATACCGATAAACTCAAAAAGTACAGCCCAATGTTTAAAGACGTTAGTTTGATTGTTTTTGATGAATTTGTGCTTGAAAATAATGGATATTTAAAAAATGAGATAACAAAGTTTGAAAGTACGTTGAGAACGATCTGTAGAGGTAAAGGAAAACAGGTGCGAGAAGTACCAACTTATTTAATGGCAAATTATGTAACACTTTTAAATCCGTATTTTATATATTTTGGAATACACAAAAGGTTAAGGGATAACACTAATTTTTTGCGTGGTCATGGATGGGTTGCACAATTTGTTATTAACAAAGATGCACAAAATGCTATGAATGAAAGCAAATTTGCAAAAGTGTTTAAAAATAGCCAGTATCAGAAGAGTAGCGCCGATGGTGTATATCTATGTGATGCAAGCGCTTTTGTGGAAAGTATTAGCGGAAACAGCCGTTATATATTTACGCTAGTTTGTGGAAAAGATAATTATGCGGTCAGAGAATACCCAGAAAAAGGTATTGTGTATATTGACAGAACTGTTGACCAGAGTTGTAAATATCGCTTTACGTTTGACGCGAGCAGTCATAACGCCGATACTTTGATGTTGAGTAGCCATAGTTTTATCTACGACTATCTTAAACGGTCTTATGACTTGGGATTGTTAAGATTTAAAGATCTGAAATGTAAAGATATTGTGCTTGATATACTTAGTGTGAGGTTGATGTGATGGGTAGACGATCTGATTATCGTGATTATGGTTACACTAGAGCAGTTTGGAACGGCTTATATAATTTAATCAACAACGAAATAGGCTTAGCCGCGTTACTTGGTAACTTATGGGCGGAGAGTGGAATTGTGCCTTATAGGTGCGAAAACGATAATAATAGTACAAATTTTTTTAATAGAAGCCGTATTTATACTAACAGTGTAGATAATGGTACTATAACGCGCGAACAATTTATAAACAGCGGTTTAGACGGAGATACAGTGCATAAGGGTTATGGGTTGGCACAATGGACATACTACACGCGTAAGACAGGATATTATGATGCATGGAAAAGCGGTGGATATAGTAGTATAGGTAGCATTGAATTAGCGCTTTATTATTTAAGTTACGAACTAGAAACATCATTTTCGAGCACTCTTGAGGTTTTACGAAATGCTACAGATATGCGCACAGCGAGCACATATGTGCTTAAAAACTTTGAAAATCCAACCTTGCAGGGGCAAGATGTCCAAGATTATCGTTTTGCTTGTAGTATGGATGTTTACGACGATATGCATGGTAACTTGCCGCCGGAAATAAAAGTGTTGACTATAGAACCTATTAGTGCTAGTATAGTAGATGGGGGGAGCGTTAGAATTACAGTTAATGCTAACTCTGAATGGACTTATAATCTTGGACAGTATTTAGCCGCGACAAAAGAAGATAATGCTTTGATCGTTAGCGGCAACGCAAACGGTGCGCAAGTTACAAGCGTTGTAAACTTTTGGTTGGTGGATGATAGGAACGTTACTGCACAATGTCAGATTGGTATAAACAGACCCGCGCCACCCATCCCCGAAATTAACGTAACACCGTATAGCCAGAGAGCAAACGTTGGTACTGTTGTTAGGTTTAATGTAAGATCAAATTATGATTGGGGAGTTAATGTACCATATGGTGCAGAACTTGTTAAAAAAGAAAGAGGTTATTGCTATATCAAAGTAAATGTTACAGCATTGCGGAGAGTTGTTATACGTTTCTTTATTTTAAGTGATACAAATATTTATCAAAATTGTACTATCAATATATACGGTGTAGCACCTATTCCAAGTGCAAGAAAGACACCGTTTATATACTATTTAAAACCATTTTTAGGGAAAGGAAGGTAGAAAAAATGACAGCAGATGAAGCTTTAAAAGCAATCTTAGGCAAGATTGACGCGCCGGAAGAATTAGACGAAGAAATCAATGTGATTACAGAATCCATCAGAAGCGGCGCAAATGTAACAGATGACGGCTACAAAGAACGGTATGAGGGCTTGCGCGAAAAGTACATTGCGCGTTTTGGCGAAATGTTAGCAGGGCAGGAAACACCGAAAGCAGACATTGAAGAACCGAAAGCCGATGTTGGCGTGGTCGAAGATGTGACGCCGGAAATGCTTGATTTTGATGGCAGTACAGAGTAAGAGAGGAGAAAGAAATGGGTAATAAAGTACCGGCTACAAACGTAGCCATTTTGAACGCAGTGCGATCAACGCAGAGCTTGGAATATCAAAACAGAATTCCAGAAGCGACAGCAGAGAATATCTCAAGTATCTATGAGAGTTTGTTGAACATTGTTCCGTTGCGTAACGCGTTTACTAATGCATTGGTTGAACAGATTATGGAGCAGAGAATCGAAACCGTATTTTTTGAGAATCCGCTCGGAGTGCTTAAGAGAGACCCTATGCGGTACGGTGGCACGGAAGAAGAGATTTTTATCAACATGGCAAAAGGCAAGCAGTTTAACCAGTTTGCGACCGTTGCAGAACTGTATGCCTACTATCAGTCAAGCATTATGGCGGCTTATCACAAGATCACGCCCGCTATCCAGTACGCGGTTACAGTTACATTTGATAACTTGCGTACAGCATTTAGATCAGAGTATGGTGTGCGAGATCTGATTGACGCAAAAGTACAATCACTTTTTGCGGCGGCGAACTGGGATGAATATTTATGCATGAAACGGTTGATCGAGAGTGCGAGCGCGTCAGATCAGCTTTACGCGGTTAATGTTGCAGACCCTACAGCGAGCGCAGAAAACGCTAAAAAGCTGACAAAGCTTGTAAAAGCTTACATCGGACAGATGAAATTTCCCCATCCAGAGTACAACATTGCCGGAGCAGACAGTTGCGCAAACGATCAGACGATCTTTTACATTACCACACCGGAGATCGACGCAGAGTTAGACGTTGAAGTACTTGCTACAGCTTTTAACATGAGCAAAGTTGACATTACTGTTCGTAAAATTATCATTGACAAGTTTGACGACCCGAATATTAAACTTGCGTTATTCGATATGCGATTCTTCAACGTACGCGAGAACTTCCGGACACTGACGGATTCGAGAAATGGTGCGGCTTTAACTTGGAATTACTTTTACACAATGAGTGAAATGTTTTCCTATTCTCCGTTTTTCCCATGCATTGTTTTTACTACGGACACTGTCGGTCTTACAACCGTTAGCGTTACGGACACTGCCGGAAACGTGGGAACTGATGTAGAAGTTACAGCGTTAGTAACAGGAGACAGCCAGTACACGCCGCAGATGCTTGATTTTGATGTTGAGGGCGCTACGAGCCAGTATACAAATTTTATTCCGGGGTCTAATATCTTGCATATTGCAAACGACGAAAAAGCGGCAACGCTTACCGTTAAAGCGACATCAAGATATAATAGCGCGATCAGCGGAACAGGTACTGTTACAGTCAATCAGTAAATGTTTTCACGCGAAACATTGATTTGAGGGGAGCACAATGCTCCCCTAGAAATGAGGGAAACATGGATAACATGATACCGATGCCAACACAAAAAAACGTAGATGGAATAGCACCTGTTGCGCAAGTGAGAATATGCAGAGGAATTCCATGGGATTCGTCCTACAATCATGTAAGACTTTTCAATAGCCGAGAAGAACTTTTTGCATATGTTGATAGCAAAGCGATCTATGCTACTGACAACGCCGCACCAGTCAAGCGGGGTTATGCAGACTTTGCTGCACCCGTAAACGAATTATATGCTGACAGCGCAAACTATATTGCTTTTAAAAATGTAGGCTATATGGATAATTGGATGTATGGTTTTATTACAAGCGTAGAACCGTTGTCTGTTAATTCCTGTCGTGTGCATTTTATAATGGACGTTTGGACAAATTGCCAGTTTGATATGGTGTTAAATAAGTGCTATATCGAGCGTCAAATTGTAAAAAAGTCTGATGATGTTATAGGCAAGTATACTTTTCCAGAGGGATTAGAGACGGGAGAGTATATCGTTAAACAAGAAACGGAACAGAATTATGATGCGCCGGAACTAAGTGACCGAAACATTATGAGCGTTGTTATTCCGAGTGCGTTTGACGAGAGCGGAAATTTTAACGGCGGAGAATTTAGAGATGGTGTGTATACTGCTATCACTTTTAACGTTTTCGATAATGGAGACGGCGTAAACGATTTTTTAATTGCCGCTAACGCAAACGGTACGATCGACGGAATTTTAAACGCGTTTATGATGCCAACAAGTTTTATAGCTGAAGAAACACAATTCAAACAATTAAATTTACCTAAAAAATACGACAGCATTGATGGATATGTACCAAAAAACAAAAAGCTTTTTTGTTATCCGTATAATTTTTTATATGGTAATAACAACAACGGTACGGGAATTGAGTATAAGTATGAATATTTTTCAAGCGAAGCTTGTAGTTTTACTTATACTGTAGCAATGACACCCAACCCGTTATTAGTATCTTATCCAATACAGTATAAGGGCTTTGCACAGGATTACACAGATATGCTTACATTTTCGGACTACCCAAAATGTGCAATAATGACAGATGCGTACAAAGCATATGTTGCACAAATGACAAGTACGGCGGGAGCGAGTGCTTTAATAAGTGCCGGAGACGTAGTGTCACAAGGTGTTGACACAGCCGCCGGAGTTTTTAGCGGAGTTGGAAAGACATTATCTGGTGCGGGTTTTGGATTTTTAGGTGCGGCGGCAAGTGGAGCGGGAAGCGCCATAGCAACAGGAAGGCAAGCCGCGAGTGATGCTTTTAAGTCTAGCCCACTTGCGACACTTAGTAGCACTGATTGGTCGGAAGTCATTGGAAACGGTATAAAATCGGTAGTTAATCATTTTTTACAACCAAGCGGAAATGTAACTACTTCTAGCGGCAATGCTAGTAAAATTATCGGTAACGATCACATCAGCTATTATCCTATGCAAATTCGCGCAGAGTATGCGCGCAAAATTGACGACTATTTTACAATGTTTGGGTACAAGATTGGAGAGATCGGACAACCCGCAATCAACAATAGATCAGCATGGGATTTTGTCAAAACACGTAATTGCACGATCAGCGGTAACATTGACCTTGATTACCTTGTTGTTTTACGATCAATATTTGACCGCGGTGTGACAATATGGCACACCAACGACATTGGAAACTATGGCTTGTCGAATAATTAAGAAGGAGTGTAAAGAATGAAAAATCAATCGAAAGACGCAGAATATTTCAGCGTGCCGCAGTATCGCAATTATTATATACGATATTTTAATATGCTACACGAAATGATTGTGAACCGCTTTGAGTGGCTAGGACTGCCGGACGAAATTCCGCCGAGAGTAATCGAAGATTATCTTTTTTGGTGGGGGCAAGCAGTGTTTTTTGAGGATGATGTGCTTGAAAAATATGCTGTTATGAAAACCAATATGGGCGGAACTGTAGATATTTACGGCGTACCGAACATGCGTTTTGCATATGCGCAACAGTATTTTAAAACTCTTAATAAAGCAAACAGCGTTATTGTTTGGGATAGTGCCATTGGTTATCCTAGCGTAGATTATGTACAGATGTATGCGGAAAGTTTGGCTAATATGAGAATGACAAGAAATTTAAACATTTACGCACAAAGAACACCTGTTATTATTGCAGGTAGCGATAACCAGAGATTAAGCACAAAAAACCTTTTTAAACAGTATAATGACTTTGTACCTTTTATTTCTGTCAGAGACGGCGTAAGCAACATTGACAATATAAAAGTTCTCAACCTAAACCCACCGAACGTTTTCGGCGACATAACAACAGCAATGCGGCAAGAAATTGCTGACTTTTGCATACAGTTTGGTATAAATAACATTGACGGCACAAAAAAAGAGCGTTTAATTACGAGCGAAATTGAACAAGATGCAGATTTGACACTCATTAACCGCCAATCATTTCTCGGAGTGCGCAAGCGTGCTTGTGAACAGATTAACCGCCTTTTTGGGCTTGGTGTTGATGTGCGCTACATCGGCAGCGGACTTGGCGTTGAGAGAAAAGAAAACCTTGAGAGAGGGGACGGAGAAAATGGCGACATATACAACCAGAATTAGAGACTACATTGAAAGCTTTACGGACTGGAAAGACATAAACGCTACTACTTATGACAAGATCGAAAAAGGTATACCAAAGCTTTTTGACTTTACGTTCCCGTGGTACAATGATGACGTATCCAGTAAAACAGAGTTTGAACGTATGTTTGTAATACACTTTTACATGTGTGAGATCGGTTTTGAAACGATTGGTCTTTTTAAGCTTAAACTTAATGATACATTAAGGCGCAACATGCCTAGATACAAAGCAATGTATGACAGTAATTTAAGCGTGGCGCAAATTTTAGAAAATACAAATATGACGTTTGACGATACTGACACAAGCAACGGAAACAACACGTCAGAAGCAGACAGAACCATGAACGACACTAACAATAGTAGCGCTAATGATCAACGTATTAACAGTGATAACCCACAAGTTAATTTTTCCGGTGCGGACTATGCGTCCGCCATGACTAGAGGTCAAAGCACAGGAGAGGACAGCCGCGCAGTTAGTGAGAAAAACACAGGTAAGAGTAATACATCAGTTGTAGACACTAGCCATCGGACAGAAAAAGGATGGCGTGGAAGTAAAATGAACGAACTTATTATGTACCGCGAGCACATTGTAAACGTTAATAATGCGATTATTGCAGATTGTGAAGAATTGTTTATGTCAATTTTTGATGATTTTTCCGAACATGGAAACGATTTTAATATGGCGGCATATGGAAACCGCGGAAACTTGGGCTTATCTATTGATTGGATGAGATAGAAAGGAGAAAGAAATGGCGAACAAAATTAACCCGTTTGACCCTAACGTTAATTCCGGTCTGTACAACGTACATTTTCCAGACTTTGCGTTTTGGTTACAAAAAACTCAACCACTTGTTTACGATGATGCACTATCATATTATGAGGTATTGTGCCGCACAAGTGCTATTCTTAATCAGCTTATTAAACAAGTAAACGATCTTACTGATGCACAAAAAAAATTTATAGAAGATGCTACAAATCTTTTAAATCGAATTATTAACGAATGGAATAGTATTGTCGATCAGTGGAATAGTATTGTCGATCAGTGGAATAGTATTGTCGATCAGTGGAATAACATTGTAACAGAATGGAATTCCATGAAAACCACATGGTCGCAATGGTCGGCTACTTGGGCACAGTGGGTGTCTACTTTTGCACAGTGGACAGAAACTTTTAACAATATGGTTCAAAATAACAACCAATTTCAAACGGATATTACAAATCAGTTCAACTCATACAAAAACGAAATTAACAATATTATAACAAACTTTGAAAATGAAGTAAATGAAAAAATCAAAGATTTTGTAACGGTAGGAATTTTGGAACATGTTGTAACTTATGGCGGTATCTGGGAGCAAGTTGTAACGTTAGAGGCGGGAGCAAGTACAAGAATTTTACTACCGGAAAATATGCAGAAAAATGGATTGTATTTTCTTGCCAATGCAAGTATTGACTGTGAAGGAATCATTGTTAATGTTGACAAATGGACAGTTGTAGCTTACAACGCAAGTGCACAAACAAGAAACCCGAACTTGCAAGTGTATGCGCTTGGAGAGTTTGGTATATTAAGATAACAGGGAGGAGAGGGAAATGTATAAAAGAAATTACCACCCAGACGAAAATTTAATTTATGAGACAGAACACTATAAGTTTCCGGTGTCCAAGAGTACCACGGAAGACCCCGATCTTGCAAGAACTGTAAAAATCGACGAAGCGCTCTATGACGAAGCAAAAGTAAGGTTAAACGAAGATACAAAACTAAACAAAAAAATTGATGATGAAGCTGAAAAAATGAGCGCGGCAATTAGATCTTTACCAGACGTAACAACATGTATTGGAAAATACAGACAAGTACATTCATGCGCTTGCAGAGTAGGAGACTATGCAAGTATTATAAACTTACGCGGCTATTTCAACGGTACTACAATGATAAATCTTTCAGATGTTGGACTAAGGAATTTAACTACAACGAGTAATTCCTATAATTCACGTATTCAAGGTACAATAATCGGCGTGACATATTCACACACAGACATAAATAAACAGTGCAGAATTGTAGCAGTAGCAAATAAAACTAACTTTGAAGTCAGAACAAATGTAAGCGTTTATGATGACTTGATTTATTTTACAATAACTTTTATGCTTGAAAGAAATATAACTTAAGTTATCCACATCGAACAAGTGTTCGTGCTAGGCGGACTAATGGTGTCCGTCTAC